AGACGAGCATTCTGGGCAGCGAAGCCTGCGGCAGAATTAGACTGATTAGCTGAAGCTATATTAGAAAGTATGCCTGAAGAAAGATAAGATCCTTGAAGTCTTAAGTTCTGAAGCTCCTGATCCATTTTCTGAAGCTCGTAACCAAGACGTTTTTCATACGTCTGCTCAAGAAGATTCAAATTATTAGCCTTAATGCCATTATCAATAACTACTCCATGGGCATTCTGACGAAAGTAATTGGCTTCTGCGAAGTTTTTATCAATTTGAGATGCTGCGAGATGTTCGACGTTCTTAGCCTGCCGTTCAGCAGCACCAGCGGCTCTAGCAGAGTTCATAGTAGAACCAATATCACTCATGCCAACAGAAGCAGCTGAAGCTCCAGCTATAGAACCGCCTATACCATTAGTTGCAGCAAGTATAGGATTGAGACCAGCGGCACGCATATCATCAACAGCCCATTGATAACGATGCTTATAGTTTTCGACGTTCCACGCGTTAGCCTGTGCGGCATTAGCGGAATTATAATGATTCTGAACTGCAGAACCAAGAAGAGAACCAGCGACACTGCCTAATGTATCGGAAAGCCATGACATATAACCAACTCCTCTAGAAGTGATCTACGAGACCAGGGGTACCAAACATAGGCATAGGACGCACAGTAGTATAACGGAAGCCTACGTCGAGCAAGAACTCAGGCTCATCTTGAACCGCGACAATGCGCTTAATAGGCGGATTTTCAGTGATGAATTCCTCATTGAGAGTAGGAGCATTACTGAAGAATTGAGATAAGTGCCAGACGTCGAGATTACCACCGACTACAGAGCTACGGAACTTGCCTGTGATCTGAGAAGGTTTATAACGATATTCAGCGTAGCGTTCCTGGTAGCCGAAAACAGTAGTATCAGCTTCAGAACCTTGAGCATAGATCTCACGAAGTTCAATGGCCTGCTCACCAAGATGCGCGAATGTAGGCCAATAAAAATCATAAACAGTAGAACGAAGCCACATTTTGTTAATACCTTGCTGATAGGTTAAGTCAGCACGAGCGCAAACAAAGCCTATAATATAGCCGTGTTCAACAAAAGACTTTGTAAAACCATGGAATCTAGACGCAGTAACGCCATAAGCGGAGAGATTGCCTTGAGGGGAGGTGTTGTCGGTTGCTGAAGTCTGAGCTATTGGATTGACGTTAACCATCTTCGTGAAGGAGCCGAGGAACTCAGGACGCTGAAGACGAGCGTCTGGAGAAACAACGCCGAAGAAAGAGCGAAGCACTTCAGTATACCGACTGCCACCGCGGGCAAGACGCTCATAGAACTTCTGCATTTGGAAAGCAGTGCGTAAGCTGTTGATAGTGAATATACTTGAGCTGTCGAGATCAGCATATGAATCCTTCGACAGCCAAGAAGAACCGGGTTGGGCAGTAACAGTAGCTAGACCAGAACCGTTAATAGAGTGACCAGCTATAGAGACATGATAACCACCTTGATACTTCAATGTGCCGCTTCCGGTATAGACACTATGAACACCGCCGCTTTCAGAAAGCTGAGCAGCACCTAAGTTATTATCAGACTGCTGAACGAAATAGCCTGAAACAGGCGAAGGGTCGACTAGGGTAGCGGTACCGGCCAGGCCTATAGATACACCGGGTCCTTTCTGCGTCCAAGGCAATGCCGAAGTGAAGTAATCATGACGCTTACCGCGAGGCGGACAAGGATATCCGGGGAAAATGGAAGTTCCAGATTTAAATAGCCAAGAAGGCTGATCGGAAGCGCGAGAAGAATCCAATACTTCATTCTTATCGCCTTTCTGAATCTTAACGGATTTCTGGAGGTTCTCGTCTCTGAACCATTCGTTCCAGATAAGGTATACAGCACGGAATGGAAGAGCGTTAATACCAGATATAGTATTAGACGTGTTAATAGGCAATCCGAAATAATCCCATAGAGAACCTACATAAGTATTGTTAGTGTTATCGTTACCCATCATGACCGGGATGACATAATCAGTACTATCATCAGGATCTTCCTGTTCGAAGCAGAAATTCTGCCAGTGGTCCCATACTAGGCGATTGGGAACAAAGAAGAAAAACCAGTCAAGATAAATATTATCCATGATAGGCTTAATCGGGGTAGCCAGGCGAGCAAAGTAATTGACAGACATACGAGTAGTATCGCCAGGCAGTACTTCATCGACGAACACAGGTATGAGCCTGCCTGAATTGAAAGTTGTCTTATAGACATGCGAACGGTCGAACTTAGTTCTTCGCATATACATTGCAGGAGCATCACTGAAGCGATGTCCTCTAACTCTAATTTTTCGAGCCAATTTTTCACCTTCTTTAGAGTGTAAACCTAAGAATTGACCTGAAGCAATATATTCTTAGGTTTTAGTTTATTTTTGCGTCACCTACGCCAGTTACATCAAGTAAGTAACTGGCTTCGGTGCCGCCTATTTTAGTGTTTCTTCATTATTTTGTGTTAAAGTGTTATTTTTTTCTTGTGTTTGTTCACTACTTACGGACTGTTGTGGTTTATCAGAGGTATAATCACTACCATACAGACCTTCTCGTTGGAGATATTCGAGCGTTTCAGGGTTATTTAATTGGCTGATGAAATTCATGGGATCGTGGCCGAATTTAGCTCGAATGTAAGCGGGCAAGCTGTAGAATTCTTCACGAACTCCAGAGACAAGTTCGAGAGCCGTGCTATAGTCGCCGGGAAGTGTTGCATCTCCGAATTGTAGATAAGCATACTGCGAACTATCGCCGAGATCCAGAGTAGCTATACCTTTCTGACCATCAGCATACTTGTTGACGATATAGTTGATATCAGTTTCATCTTTCTCGTCCTGAACGGCGAGGGAGGGCATAGTAAACTCAATGCCGCAATGATCATGTTCTTCTACGGGATCATAAGCTGTTCTAAACTTCATAGTTTCACCTCTTTTCGCAGGCGCCTAGACGCGGCGGGCGTGGCGCACAGAAAAAGGACGATCTCTTGCGAGACCGTCCTTATTCTGATACGCTCTATATTAGATTATCATTTAATCGAGTCGCTGTCAACATCCTGTACGTAGTCTACGGCGCGACCAACCAAGACAGGAACGCGGGTTTCGTCAGAACTTTCAGTATAATAGAGGCCATCAGTATCGCCAAGGTTACCGACATAATAAATACTAAAATCTTCAGGGTAACTATTAATAAGCATCTTATCATCATTGACCAAACCTTCGAAAGCTCGCAGAGCGAGCATGTCATTATGGTATACCTGTGGAGGGCTGAATTATTCAGCCTTGGAGTCATAAATGCAATAGAGTCTCAGCAGAACCATCTCCTTTTCTAAAAGCAACTAAATACCTACGAATCATGAGATATAGCGTAGCTGATATGACATAATAGTCATTATCAAGACGGATAACTCTAGAATCATCAGGCTTGAGGCGGTAAGCAGCATATTTGCTTCCGCGAAAAGAGTAATTGAAGAGAATATTACGATTCGAACAGAATTTTTCAACAGCTTCAAGCTCGCTAATAATAATCATCTCCTTTCTGATTTAATGATAACACAGTCACAATACTTTGTCAAGCTTTCGGCCAAGAAAATGCTTGTATTTCCCTTCCTGAACGCGACAGCGATCGACCAGACGCTCATAAGTATTGTTCTCCAAGTTATGAAGCATCTTCTCAATACGGTTATTGCGAATGAACTCCATCCAGTGAGGATGCGTTTCATTGAATTTATTATCGTAATAACGAGGAGGACGCATCTTCTTACCGTTAATGACAACGAAATCATTAGCATAACACTCCTCACCATGCTCTTCGAGCCATTTTCCGCCTATACCGGGACGATTAGATGCCAGCATGAACTCAGGAGTGCGACCATTATAATGAGCAGCAGCATTACTACCAGTCTGCTTCTTCACTATGTAGCGCGCGACGTAAGCAGCAGCGTCGAAACTAAAATCGCCAATAAGGTGCATACCGTATTTCCAGATTTTCGAAAAACGAGCAGAAGTATAAGTGTTATAACCATCTGTGCGGAACCGAAAAATTTTGTCATCAAAATCAATATTAAACAATATGTAATGATAATGGGGACGATCATGAAGTTCACCGTATTCACCACAGCTGAGGAAGCGAATACCACTGCCATACTCGCGACGAAGATTTTTCATGAACGTTTGATGAAATTTTTTGCTCAGACTCTTATTGGTCGGCAAATGATAATCATCAAAGGTGCACGTAACGAAATAAGCTGAAGACGAAGTACGGGCTTCGTGAACAGCTCTGACAGCCCATTGACGAGAATTTTCGAGCCGACAGCCGATGCACTGTTTGCAAGAGCAGCGAATGAAACGGCTATCGTTAGCGAGTTCAGGGTGAGAGGAAAGGCTGCCGTAGAAACTATAATGTTGTTTTCCGTTTTTCGTAATGGCTCCTTCGACTGGGCACATGAGAATAGGATTATAGCATACCATATTTATCACCTGTACCGATTGTATCAGGATTAAGTCAGAATGTCAAATCCTAAATCCACCACGTCCTACTCTTTTGAAATTTCTGCGGCGAGATTTGGAGGTGCGCCGAAAAAGGCGACGAGAACCACGCTTAGATAATTTTCGACGTCTCATTTAGCGTCCCTCCAAGAACCGAAAAAACGGCTAGTTTTTTTAGAATCGTTTTTATTAGCAACTGGCTCAACAAGTTTATCAACATCGTGCGAAAAGTCGGATGCGACTTTACTGACAAGCTGAGTAGATGCAGTAGAACGGCCTTTCAATGCTTCGATCAGGTCAACAACTTCCTGAATGAAGGGAACAACAACGGAAACAATAAAAGTTAGAATCATAGTAGTTTTGTTAGACATTATATACACTCCTTATTTGAGAATATAACCAATACCGCGAAGAATGTGACCAAGACCTGAATTACCAACGCCTAACGAGTCATAGAAATCAGCTTCCTGCTTCGAAAGACGAGCATTCTGGGCAGCGAAGCCTGCGGCAGAATTAGACTGATTAGCTGAAG